CCCAGTTACCAGTTGAGAGATTTGTAGGAGCTAATAAGACCGAAATCTGGAAAGACTCTCAGGAAAAATATTAATGGCAACAGCCAATTTTAACTTAAGTAAATTTATTAGTGCGGCAAGAACGGATAGTTTTGCTAGAACTAATCGCTTTGAAGTACTTATTCTACCCCCTAGAATTTTAGGGGGGATCCCTGGTAAGAACGGAGAGGCAATTAGTTTATATTGCGAGCAGACTAATTTTCCAATGCTTAATATTAGTACTAAAGCTTATAAGATATTTGGACCTACATATCAAAGACCGGTTACATCTGAATATGGTGGCGACGGAATATCGTTTGTATTCCATGTAGATAGGGATATGTTGGTTCGTAAGTTCTTTGAGGACTGGATGCATCTTATAGTTGACCCGGATACCTTTACTGTAGGTTATCAGGCAGATTATATTACAAGTATTTTTATTCGTCAACTAGATGATCAGAATAATGTTACTCACGAAGTAGAGTTACTAGAAGCTTTTCCTCGTAATATGAATATTATGGAGTTAAATAATGCATCTAGTAATCAGACCCACAGATTAAATATATTATTTGCTTATCGTTATTGGAAGTCTACAGATAGAAAAGTAGCTGCACAACCTGTACCAAGAGAAGCTAAAACACCAGAAATACCAAGATCAGTTACTGAAACTAGACCTAAGAATGTAACTATTACAGGTCAATACAACCCTGGGACAACTAATGAAGATATGTCCTTTGGTGTAGGACAATTGAGCGGTTAAAATTTATCATAGGAGATATAATGGCATTACCAAAACTTAATACCCCAACATACGAATTAAAATTACCATCTAGCGGAGAAAGGATACGCTTTAGACCTTTCTTAGTTAAAGAGCATAAAGTTCTTTTAACTATGTCGGAAGCTGAAGATAATGAAGTATCAAGAATTATTCGCGAGCTTGTAGATGTATGTACATTTAAAGAATTAAAAATTAAAGATCTACCGCACTTTGATATTGAATATATTTTTATGAATTTAAGAGCTAAGTCTATTGGTGAGATTGTAGATGTAGTTGTTAATTGTGAGTGTGGTACTAAAATTGAAACTAATTTTAATATTGAAGATCTTAAAGTTGAAGTAGCAGAAGGTCATAGCAATAAAATTATGATCAATGATGATGTTGGTATAGAGATGAAGTATCCTAATATCGATGAGGTAGTAGGTGTATTTGCATCTAATGATAGTCAAAAAATATTTGAATTAATTATTAATTGTATAAAAGCTGTATATGACCAAAATGAATACTGGGACGCTAAAGATCAAACTAGAGCCGAATTAGAAGAGTTCATTTACTCTTTGACAAAGGAACAATTTGATAACGTAGAGAAGTTTTTTGTTACTGCTCCAAAAATTGTGCAGATAATTGAAACTGATTGCCCAGACTGTAAGAAGCATAATATCTCAAGGTTAGAAGGCTTACAAAATTTTTTCGTATAGCCCTTTCCCATGATACGTTAGCTAATTACTTTACTTTGAATTTTTCGTTAATGCAACACCATAAGTATAGCTTAACTGAAATTGAAAATATGATGCCGTGGGAGAGGGAGATTTACGTTTCGTTATTAATTGACTATATTAAAACCGAAAACGAAAAGCTGAAAATGCTTAAACAAAACGCGAGGCATCAATGACAAAAAAAGTAGAAAAAGTAAGCGCTCAAGAAAAAGACTGGATGCAGAATAAATGGCGTCCTGCAATGGGTTGGATGTATATGATGGTATGTGTGTTCGACTTTATTGTATTTCCTATCTTATGGGCTATTGTTCAGTTTTGGGAGACTTCAGCTGCTAACGATGCATTCCGTCAATGGCAACCGCTAACTTTACAAGGGGCAGGTTTATTCCATATGGCTATGGGTGCTGTTCTTGGTATCTCAGCTTACGGTAGAACTCAAGAAAAAGTAGCTGGTGCAGCTAATCAACCTTCTATGGGTATGAGTTTAGATACAAATAGTAATATGGGTGGTATGAGTATGGATAGTTTTAGCTCTACTCCTTCTACTCCGATGCCTTCTAGCTTTGAACCTACAATGCCAATAGAACCTATGAATAGAATTGAACCGGTGCTAGATACTCCTAAGGCAGCAACCAGAAGAGCTATAAAACCTAAGTTAGATTAAAATGCAAAAACCTACTACTTCTGATCCAAGTTTTAAAAACTTTATTGAAGGGCTAAAGAACACTAACGTTAGCGCTGTGGAACCTCGGCCTGTTCAAGTAGGTCAATTACAACCTGAATCTGATGTAGTAGGTAGTCAAACTGAAGGATTAAATACTCTTTATAGAGAAGAAAAAGACGCTAACAAAGAACAAAAAGAATTCTATAAGTTACAAAAGCAACACAATTTAATACAAGAAAATCAATTTAAACTAATAATTAAAAGTTTAGAGAATCTTAATAAGTTATTTTCGGTTAAGACTGGCATTCAAAGTAAAAAAGATGGAGAAGGTAAAGAAGGTAAATTAGATTACAAAGGTCTACCCGATCAAGCGAAAGATTTAACATATTCGGAAGTACTTAAGCAGGGTGTGGCAAAAGTTAAAGGAGTAGGTAGTAGTGTTAAGAGTATGGGTAAAAGTATAGTTAGTGCTTTTAAAGACCCTGCCTCTGCTGTTAAAAGTCTTTACAGTAACGTTAAAGGCTCTACTAAGAGTATGGTAGAAAATGTTAAAGATATAGCAAGTACAAAAGAAGACTACACCCCGGAGCAAGAACGATTTGCTACATCATATGCAGCATCTGCAAAAGGCACACAGTTTCAAAAAGGCGGTAAGAGTGCACTGGAAGCTGGTAAAGATAAGTATGATGCCTTAAAAGCTAAGGAAGAAGAAATTAATGTCGTTAAAGAGAAGATGGCTGTTCCAGCTTCTCAAGGCTTTGATCCGCTTAAAAAAGATGTAAAAGAATTATCTAAACTAGAAAATCAATTTGCTAGTATTGACCCTAGGGTAAAAAAAGAAGAAGTTTTAAATAATAAAATTAATACTGAAGTTGTAAAAAAAGAACGTGAATCAGAAGTTACAGGTGGTGTAGGTGCAGATAAGCCTGTATCTTTAGAGACGGATTTAGTTACTAAAAAAGTAATTAAGAAAGAACGTGAATCAGAAGTTACAGGTGGTGTAGGTGCAGATAAACCGGTTATGGTTAATCAAGAATCTGATAACGTTGTTAGTGCTCCAGAAGCAGTGGCTGAGAGCACAAAAGCAGACTTAGAGGTATCTAAACAGTTATTAGAAACTACTAGGGAACAACTTACTGTATTAAAAGAGATTAAAGAAGCTCTATCTCCAGAAACACCCAGAGAATTAACTGAACAAAAAAGTGCACCATCAGCTACGGAAAAAAATAGTGGCGGTGGCTCATTACTAGATACCGCTATGGATTTAGGTAGTGATTTACTTGGTAGAAATAAAGGAGTACCAGGCAAAGGGGTACCTAAAGGGCCTGGTAAGCCTTCCTTGGGTAGTAGAATGATGGGGGGGATCAAAGGCATCGGTGGTAAGTTAGGTGGGTTAGGGGGGATAGCAAAAGGTGCTGCTGGTGTGTTAGGTAAACTAGCTGTACCTCTAGCGGTAGCCACTGCTGGCTATGATGCTTATAAGGGTGTTGAAAGAACTGGTGAAAATTTTGATTTAAAAGAAGGTGAAGAGGCTACTCTTGGTCAAAAAACTTCTTCTGCATTGGGTAGCGTAGCATCCGGCTTTTCTTTTGGAATGTTGGATGAAAAAGAAGCTGCTCAGGGTATTAATAAAGCTGGATCTGCAGTAAAAGATTTCTTTGGATTTGGTGAAGATAAAAAAGCTGGCGCTGCAGGTGGTAAGATTCCTGGTGGCGGTCAGATTACAGATCCTAATGCTCCTGGATATAATACGGATGCGGCGGAATATCAAAGAGATAAAGAATCTATTTTAGCAGCTGCTAAACCAGCTGAGACAGTTGCTGGTAAAAAAGGATCTATTAGAGCAGACGATCAAAAGTTAATATCAGAGGGAAAAACGGTTAAAACTGAAGTAGATAAATCTGGCGCGCAGAAGGCAGGAATTATCCCTGGTGGTGGTCAGATTACAGATCCTAATGCTTCTGGATATAATGCGGACGCGGCTGAGTATCAAAGAGATAAACAAAACATTATAGCAAAAGATGCTAAAGTTACCCCAGTTAAAGCTACCCCTGTAGGTGCTAATGTAGCCAAAACATCTACAGAGAATGCTGATATGGGTAGAGAAGCAGGTAAAGGTGGGGGTAATAATACCGTAGTATCTAATAATGTAAGTACAAATAATACTACTACATATGTACCTATAAAAGCGGCACCCAGATCGGAATCACAAGGATCTGCTTTAGATCGATATCAAAATAGAGTTACTGTATACTAAAAGAAAAAGGACCCGAAGGTCCTTTTCTTACTTCTTAACTGGCTTATTGGTAGCCCGTTTAACTACTCTACATCCATCTGCCTCAGTTTGATTCTTCTTACAAGGCTTCTGAATCTTTAATGCTAGCGGTGGTTCAGCACTTTTCTTTGGTGCTTTATCTGCTGCAGTAGCATTAAAGGTTAATGATGCTAGTAGTACTAAAAGAATACTATTCATGTTTACCTCAGTCGTCGTTGGCTAATTTAGCAAAATAAGATAATGAATCATCAGCATCATCAAAGTTATCTTCTTTCTTAGGTACTGGCTTCAATGCTACAGGGCGAGGAATATCTTCTAGTTGAGTCTCTTCAGCACGAGGTGCATTTGCAGCACCTGTAAGTACTGATTCAAGTTTAGTCTTCAATTCACTATACGACTTAAAGTTCTTTGGATCTAAGAACTCTGCCAATGAATGTTGCTTAACCCATACTGCCTCTAGATCGTCATCCTCACCTAAAGCACTAGTAGCTTCAAACTCAGACTTATCGTAATTGCGATATCCTTCTACATTACGAATCTTAAGTTTAAAGTTAGCACCCTTCCAGAAATCAAAAGGATTAATTGGTGACTCATCTTCATACTGCGGCTGCATTACATCTTTAATCTTATCAAAGATCTTCTTACCAAATTTATAAAGACATACTTTGCCTTCATTCTCTGGGTGTGCTGGGTCTTTAACAATGTATATATTAGCCACATAAGTCAATCGACGCTTCTGCTTACGTACGATATCTTTATTAGCCTCTACACCAGTAGCCCACAATTCAGTATTCAATTCAGAAACTGGATCTGCTTTACCTAGAGTTGTAAGAGAGTTTTCGATATACCATTTTCCTGTAGGTCCTTGAAAGCCGTGGTTCCAAATACGAACCCATGGAAGCTCTTCGCCTTTAGGTGGTGGTAGGAATCGGATGACTGCATAACCGTTACCGGCTTTATCTACCTCTGGTTGCCAGAAGCGGTCATCCTTAGTGTTATCTTGAGTTTGTGGTGTTGCAATCTTCTCGACTTCTTTCATCAAGCTATCGAAAGTACCACGGCTCTTCTTCAGAGCGTTAAAATCTAATGCCATGTAAATCTCCTTGTATGCGTTATATGCGATGTATTAGCGACGTTTAGTATAATTAGTTTCATTATAATCTACCTCACCTATTTCGTTGTCCAGATCATCTTCATCTGTCAACATATTATATATCTGTTTGCGATGTTTGGCAAGCTTATCGGTCCCTTTTAAAACCTTACGGGGCTTTCTCTCCCGATCCCATTCATCCTTTTCGTATTTCATCGTAATTACTTTTTAAATAAACCCAATACCTTATTTTGAAGATTGACAGCCCATTGGGGTTGAGGGAAATGCCAACCGATAAAACAACCTATAAGAATCCAGAAAATAACTTCTATCATACTACTCTCCTCTTGTATCTACAGCAATGAATGGCCATGTAGATAACCTTTTAGCCATCTCAGATTGAGTATGGGCTAGTTTAATTAAGTATCTTTGTGTCTCTCTTAAATGATCCGATACTGTAGATACATTTTCCTGCAATAAACAAATATTCTTCTCTAATTCAATAATTCTTGCGTCAATCATTTCTTGTGGATCGTTTGAATAGTTCTTCATATTTTTCTTTTTGTATATTCAAAAATGGTGAGTATTTTTTAATAACTCTAGAGATATCAGGCCATACTAGATCGCCTTCCAACTTAGCATCAAATAGATCTGTGAAGTTATTTAGTTTATTTAGGATTACTAAAGTTTCGATGGAGACATCATTACGCAGAAACATCTTAATGATAGGGGGGTGTTGATGGCTTTGTATAATGAAAAGATCTTTAGCAGTTAAATTCTGCTTTTCCATACTTAGTACAGCTTTACCAATTTCTTTTTCAAACGTATAAGAAATTGATTCCATACGCTTCTTCCAACTAATGTACCGGTCTTTAGCCTCAATATCAAATACACCACCCCACCGATCACCAGATACAAAATTAGATACTAAAAAATCTACAATATCTTTATCTGAATAAGTCTCAGCTACTCGTTTAATAGCTAATAAATCCTTACGTTTAAAGAATGACTGCTTAGATGCTCGTACTCTACCTTGCTGCTTAATCACATCATAATTATCAGTCGTAAAGTGCAATCTCAAAGCTAGATAATACTGGTATACCTTAAACGGTTCCATAGTAATCATATAGGTAGATGACCTCTTGGTTTAATCATATTAGCCTGCTCAGCTTCCATTTGAATTTTTTCTCTTAATTTCTGACCAATTAATGGACCAATACTGTCCACATCAATGTCTTTCTCACTACAGTAATTAATTACTGCATCCATGTACCCTATTTTAAACTGCGTTACAATCTCATCAATGTACATGCTAAATTCATTGGGTGATCTAAATCGTTTTGTAATTACTAAACTATCAGTAAGTACTTGAGTTTCATCTGTCATACGAAGTAAATTAATCCTAGTAAAATAGATTGAATAGCAAAGCCTACACCAATTGTAAACACCATCAACATATCCTTAATTATAGCTGATCTTACAAAATAAAGCAACAGACCTGCCCATAAGAGTAGTGTCATATCCAACGGAGGCATTTTATCTGTAACACCTGACATAACAGCTAGATATGTTGGTATAGTGCAAAGATTTAAAACAATAATACTAATCCAAGCAAAAGTATCTGCTGTTGCTTGTGAGAAATTATCTAGATAATCAGTAATATAATTGCGAATATATGTAATGAAATCAATTAGCTTATCCATGAATTACCCTTTATCTGCGTCTT